AACCGTACCCAGAGAACATGTTCATCACATCGGTCAGGCCGTTCTGCTGGCCCGGTCCCGTCGGAGACTGCGCCAAGTTCTTGGCCGTCTGCGACTGCTGATTCATAACCGCCATCTGTTCCTTGGCGGCCATCGCTTGGTTGCGGGCACCGCGAACCATTGCAACATCCTTATCTGCAATGATTAGCGACGGATCAACGCCAAGCATGTCTGCGTAAATGTCGGCCCACTGATCGCTGTCGAACTTGTCGAGGATGTCCGGCTTCATCTGCGCGATTGCGCCAAGGTTGCCAACGAACCGATCCACAGCGTTGGTGCCGATGGCGCGCTGTGCCTGGGCCAGCATCGAAACAAACTCCACGTTCAGGTCCATGCCCTGCAACTCTTCCGGAGGTGGTGGAACCGCTCCGGACTGGATCATTTGCGTGAAGGTAATTTCAACCAGCGGGTCCAGCAGTTCATTGTGCAGACGCTCAAGGACTGGCCCCAGCATCAGGAGTTTTTCCTCATGTCGCTCTGCGACCTCGGTTGCGGTCATGCGGGTGTAGGGTGCATTCGCGAGCATGAGGAACAGATCTGCGTAGAACGATCCACGGACGCGCTCGCGCACATCTTGGATATCGGCCAGCAGGTAGTTCAGGTTGAGGTTCACCTCAAACGCGGTCTTGATTCCCATGCTGGCACCATCCACGAACGAAATGCCACCGGGCAGCGTTTCCACGTCCCGGTTCTTCATGCTTGTCGGAACCTGAAGTGGCGGCTTCGTCTGGTAGTCGATGGCCTGCGCCTTGCGAAGTTGCTCATGCTGGAGCTGCTTGACATCGCCGAGAGCCTCCATGCCTGGGCTGTTTCCGTAGATGTCGCCGCCGGCAGTAGCCCAACGCGGCACAAGCGCAGGGAAGTACGTGAACCCGCTCTCACGCAGGAACACGCCATCCTCGCCTCCAACCTCAAAGTACCACGATCCGAACGGCATGTTCTTGCTATCGCGCTTGGTCATGTCTCGGTCCATGCGCGGCTCAATAGCGTGGATCACAGGAACCCACGTATCAAGCGTGCCTGTGTCGTACATGTTCTGCACGCTAGTAGAACAGTTGTCGTAACCAAATTCCTTGACCATCTGACTGACCGTCATCTCAAACTCTCGGTAGAGCGTGCAGACTCGGCCCTGCGCATCTGTTGAAATGCAGTATTCGCCACAGGTCAGAGGGTAATGGTGGATGACGTTGTTGAAGTTTGGAAGCACGATGCTGGCGGCGGTTCCGAATGCGCCCAACTCCTCGTACATCATGTGCAGACTGCGGTATGTGTTCGACTTCTGGAACACCAACTGCATTCGCTTGGTCACATCATCCAGCCACATCTTGACGGGCTGGTATGAGTTCAGTTCAGGATCCGGCGTTGCGAGTCTGAACCACTGCCGCGCCGGAGACGTGGCACCAGCCATCATGCCGGCACCGAGTGTTCGGAGCGCACGGGTTCCTGTGTTGTCGTAGATGTTGTTGTGTCGTCGCCATCCCTTGTCGCGATCCTGGCGGAAGTAGCGACCGTTTCGTGGCAGGAGGTATGACGTGATTTCCTGCCAATGCGCGAACCACGAGGCACGCTCGCTCTTGAGTTGACCCCAGCGCGTAAACAGCCTGTCGCGCTGTGGCGCGTTGTTGTACGACCTGTTATTGCCTGGGTATTCGCTCAATCTCAACCTCCGAGAAGCGTGTTTCGTCCGAGCGTCAACTGCGACGGATCAACTCCAGTCGGACCAGTCAGCATTGTGGAGGCAGGACCGCCGGTGCCAGTTTCTTGTGCCGCAGCCATGATGCTTGCAACATCTGGTGATTGCTGCTGGCTGCGACGAATGGCAGCTTGCGATTCCGTTGCCTGTTGCTGCGCCTGCTGCGTAGCCTGAGCCTGCATCGCGCCTTGCCGCTTCATGGCTTCCTTCTGCGCCTTCTTGCCCTGCTCGCCAGCATAAACGGCGTAGCCGGTTCCTGCCGCCGCTGCTGCTGCGGACGCGGCCAATGCGGCGACGATTGCTGCTGTCGTTCCAATTGCCATTAGATAAGTCCTTTCGTGTGTGCCTGTTCCGTCATTGCGTAGCCCATTCGAAGCAACATTTTTTCAACCGAACCGCCATCATTGATTTGCAGATTTGTCATGCTAATCATGCTGGCTCCACTGTCTTTCGCCCATTGCTCAAATGCTTGAATGAGCCTGATTGCTGCCGTTCCTTTGCGGTGTTCCGGCGCCACCCACCATGCCAGTTCCGTTGCAATTGTGTGCCTTGGGGCGTACCAAGCTGGCGACAGCACGGCGACCAACAGGCCGGAGATTGTGCAGTCGGTGTCTGCGACGAACACCTTGGCGTGCGCGATGAAGTGCCGGATTGTGGCGCTGATCTCTTCATCGGTAGCCGTTAGCACGTCCGCGTAGGGTGTGAACGCCATGAATTGGCGATACATAACCACAATGGCATCATGGTCCGCTTCTGTTGCATCACGAATCATAGAAACCTGCGGCGAACGGTATTGATTTTTTCAGTCATTACGGGCACCTACATTGACTCGTATGGATCGTAATCCTTGGGACTGGTGTCGATCTTCTCGCGCACCTCTCGCGGCAACTGCTTTGCCACCGGGTACGCGAACGTCAGGGCCAGCGCATCTGCGATGTCTGGGCTGCCGCCGCCCTGCAACCGCTTCTTGATTTCATCCTTTGACTCCAGGCATCGTTTGCCAACGGCGTCAAACCAATAGGTTGGCGTGGACAGTTCCGCCTTCAGTGCCGTGTCATTGGGGATACTGCCGCCATTGCCGAGCCACTCCTTGACCTGCCACCACATCTCGGCACGGCGGTTTACGAACAGGTTCGGCTGGTTCGCCTTGCCACCGAATGGCACCTCCACAATGTAGTAATCTAACTGGCGAAGGCGGTCGATGACGCCGGCACCGCCACCCACGTCGATAAACACGGCGTCCGGGTCGCGGTCATCAATGACCTGCGCCACCAGTCCGGCCAGTTGCATGTTGTCAACACCGTGGTGAATCATCGGTTTTTCCATGCGTAAGCCCTGTCGAACCACAATCACGCTACGGTCATCACCAAACCGGGCAGGATCGACGCCGACGACGAGCGGAAATTCAATCACATCGCCGTCTTGGTAAACCAGTTTGGACGCCGCCTCCACGTCCGACATGCTAATGAGCTGATCGCTTCCTGCCGCGCTGAAGTCACACAAATACTCGCGTGCGAACGCCGTTTCTGGCATGTCGCGTTCAAGGCGTGACACCTCGACCGGGTCTAGCGCGTCTGTGTCATGCACCGTGTAGCGCGTCGCGTACCAGTCAGGCAGGCTGCTGGCCCGGTAGAACAACTCGCTGAACAGGTTGATTCCTGCCGGAGTTCCGATAAATAACGCCCAGCCCTTACGGTCTGACAGTGCCGGCTGGATGATGTCGTTCCAAACCTCTGGCCTGATGTTGGCAACCTCGTCAATGACCACGCCATCTAGGCGAACGCCACGCAAGGCGTCGGGGTTGTCTCCACCGAAAAGGCGGATCGTGGCCTTGTTGTGCTTGAATGTCACAGCCAGGTCAGCCTCGTTCACGTCAATAGCGCCGGCCCTCAAGAACGGATCAAGTTTCTGCTTCAACCTAGCCCACGCGATGGCTTTCGCCTGCTTGAGGAACGGGGCCAAATACACATAGAAACCCAGGTCCAGCCTGCACTTGACGGCATGATCCAACAGTTCCATCAGTGCCAATTCCGTCTTGCCGGCGCGGCGATGCAGAGCCAGCACCTTGAACCTGGCCTTGGTCCTGTGGCAATCCTTCTGCCACGGTCTTGGCGCGTATGGGAACTCAACGTTGAGTTTAGTCGCGTGGGACATTTGTAACGACGTTCAGAACGATTCCGCCGCCGTGGTCCAACTGCGCCCTGTCGCCGTACTTCTTCGGATTCCACTTGGCAAGGAGCTTGAGGCGTGTCTCAATTTGTAGTCGCCGCCATTGGACCTGTACCTGATCCATCGGCTCAAGGTCGGCTAGACGCTGGCATTCGTCCGCAATCACGTCGTAGCCGTCCTCGCGTGCGCGGGCGATGCGTGCGGAGAAATCCGCGTCCTTATCCATCCAATCGTAGATGGTGCGCCATTCCGGGTTTCCTTTGATCCTGCACCACTCGCGCAGGGGCCGGCCTTCGGATATCCACCTGATGAGAGATTCAGCCTCCATCTGCGGCACGGGCATCTTGCCCGCTGGCCTTCCCACTCTCTTTGACCCTCTTCCAGGCGTGGGGAACCTGTCCCCGTCGCTCGTATCGGCAGATTTTGACAACTGTATCGCGCCTGATATTGAACATTCTTGAGAGGCGTCGATATCCGATTCCCTCTTCTTCGTGGAGGTATCGGAGTCGCTGGATGGTTTCTTCCGGGATCGTGGCATTGTGGTGCGTTGCGCCAATGCGGAAACCGCGCTCGTTGAGAGCGATTACTTTCGCTTCTTTGCGCGTGCTGGCAGGCTCTTGAAGCTCTTGGTTTTCTTGGCCCAGCGCGCTGCGATCTTTGGGTGCTGCGCGTACATGAACTTTTGCTGGGCCTTGGACTTGAATGGCATTACTTCCATCCCTTTCGGAGTTGTGCATAGGCGGCCTTGGATACGGTTGACTTGGACTTTGGTCGGCTGGTGCCGGCCTTGCGCCTGCGGTTGATGTTTCCGACCAGGCTGTTCTTTGACTTCTTTGCCATCATTGCTCCCAGTAAACGGTTTCGTTTCGCTTGTAGAACTTTAGGTTCTGCTTTGTGTCTGCACGAGTAAAGTGATTGTCCGACATGAGCAGGTAGTTGTTCGGCAGTAACGCAAACTGTCCAGAATCAAGGTTTATGAGATTCAGGGGTTTGTGTTCATGCGGATACCTGCTGAACCCATCTGCCCAGTCGATGATGATGCCCGTATGCCGACCCTTTGCTTGCTGGTGTAGTGTAACTACGGGCATCCCTTCAAGATAGTGGGCATGGAATGTTTCAATGTGTTCACCCATCGCACCCCAAGGTTCGGTGGCATGAACCGGATTCGCAACCTCATCAGTGGTGAACAGCATTTGCATTGGAATTCCGCACCAATGCGCGCCGCTTTCAAGCAGACATTCGGCCATAAGTCCCTGCCCAGGTCGGCAGTAGACAGCATGCCAAATTCCTCGCGTGTGCCCCTGTGGCATTTCTGGACCAAGTGCCTTGTTGGAGACATTCACATACAGGTGAAATGGAAGGTTGGCGTGCCTACCCATTAGCCCCTGCTCGTCTTTCCGCTGCACTTCCACTTCGCACGGGAGAGCCGCAACGGGCTGTTTGGGTTCTTGGCTGCTTTGGGATGCGCCTTCAACTGCGCAAAGCTACGGGCGCAGTATGCGTCCCCCTTCGCGGTGCCTGGCTTAATGCGGTCGCCTCCGCCCTTGGCCTTGCCGGCCTGACCGTATGAAACCTTGCGGGTTCGGCCAGTCGCCTGGTTCCGCACCACCTTTACGAATCGCTTGCCTTTCGCTGGCGTTGGCATGTGTCCTCCTTGGACGGTTTGATTCTGCGAAACTGTAGCAGAAACATAGCCCTTCCGATTGCGTCGCTGGCGGCCTGTACTGTCGCCTCATCCAGCGAAGGCACCGCCGCATGCAGAACCTCGTGAGCGATGACCGATGCAAGCCGCTGCTGAGGCAGGTTCCTTCGGACACGGATGGTTGGATGCGGCCCTGGCGGGTGGTCGCAGTCGCCTAGCCAGTCCTTTGGAAGGTCTTTGGCGCGGACGAGCTTGATTCGCCACCGCCTTGAGTTGATGGTGAGTCTGGCCTCATGTGGCACGGGTCACCTCGGCTGCCAGTCTGTACTCGGACTGCTTGCCTGCAATGTGCAGACGCATCCACACTGCGCCCTTGCTCTTCGGTGCCATGCCGCGCTCGACAGACCACCCGCCGAAGCCGTCGCCGTGTTCGTCCTTGTAGGTGCCGATGCGCACATGCAGCTGCTCGTCGATCACCACCTCGGCTTGCCCGTTGAACTGGCGCAGGCGCTCGCGTGCGATGGGCACCGTCCAGTGGTGATGCGAGTGTCCGGTGATCACCATGTCGGCATCAGGCCAGAACGACGCATGCCGGCGCGTGTCAAGCACGCCGTGCGTCATCATCGCGCCGCCGCCTGCGCCGTGGAAGTAGCGCACGCGGAACGAGAACGAGCCGCCCTTGCTCGTGATCAGTCGGAACAAGACGTAGCCGCCGTAGCCCCCCGAGTAAACAGGGCAGGGCGCGCTCGCACTCAGCCCCGCGCACAGGCGCTCGGTGAGGTCGGTTTCGTGGCGCTTGGTGATCGCGGTCTCGTGGTTTCCGCGTCCGATCATAACGAAACGGTCTGCGTAGGGCTTGTAGAACTCTGTTGCCTCGCGCACAAGCGCGTCAAGGTAGTCGCCGCACTGATGCTCTGGCCTGCATGCACTGCGGTCGGCTCTAAGATCGAATTTTCCCTGCATGCAGCAAAAAAGATCCCCACAGTCAAGGACTCCGCCCTTGCGCTTTATCAATTCATTGAGGTGCTTGCGCTCCAAATCCCAATCCGACTTGGCGTGATCGTGGTGCCTATCGGATGCCAGCAACCCGTTCCACTCAAACGCATGCGGAGTATTGGCGAGCATGGTCACTCGGTGAATGTTGCGGCCCATCTTTTCAACGGTCCACCTTGAGCCTGGCGATGCGCCCTCGCGCCAGTAATGGCCTTCCAACGTCTTAAGGACACGTTCAAGTTCATTACGCGCCATCCTTGACCTCCCACCGCTTGAGCAGCAGCTCAACCCTCGGATTCTTTGAGTCAACGAAAATCAACAACGGAAGATGCGTCAGGGCAGAATCGTCTTTCAGTAATCCAGCATCAACCAATCCATCGAATGTTGCCTTGAGGCTTGATAGGCAATTGTCCTTGTCGCGTCTTCGGTTGTCCCGTGCGTACCAGTGGACCTGGCATGTGGACTCTTTCCATCCGCCCTTCTCGCCAGCCTCGTGCATAGCAATCTGCGCGCTTGCCCACGATTCAATGCGCGCCCGTTTCGTTGCCTTCATTTTGACCGCCCAATGAACTCTTGCGTTCGCGGAAAGCGTGCGCGCCGGTAGTCCAACGGTAACGGTAAGTACGTCAGGCATAAGGGCATCCTGCCAAGCCTTGAGGATCTCACGGGCACTAGCCGTCCGTGGCTGGTGGCCCATCATGGTGTCCCCATCTTACTCGTCATTTTCACGTTCCGGCCGGCGAAGTTTCCGTGGGATCGGTTCAACTGCTGCGAAGACCTGTGCAGCCAATCGAAGTCCGTGGATGGCCTCGTCCATGTCAAGAGGCGTTGGAAAGTGCTTCAGGCAAGCTGCCGCCTCGTCCCTGAGCGGTTTCGGTACACCAGGCGTGCGCTTCGCGTCACACAACGCCTTCAGTAGGTTGCGCGTCTTGGCAATGGCTCTAAACCGTTCGCGTGGAAGGGTCATGGATTCTCCTGGAAGCAGTCCCAGCCTCGTATCGTCGCGATGTCCCTGAATGATTTTTCAGACGTTGCACCTTGCCACGCACACACTTCCCGGCGGGCCTCATCGCGCTCGGCTCGAGCCTTGACCAGTAATCCATGCAGATTCGCCACCTGCTGTCGAAGTTGCATGATGTGATCCGAATCGGTCATCCGTGTGCCTCCGCAATCGCTGCATAAACCATTCCGACTGTGTACGCGCTCCATTCCTCAATCTTGGGCGACAGCGGCGTGCCGTCGAGCGCGCCGACATTCCGGCATCGTGCGACTGCTGCTGCGATGACTTCTCGCGGCGCAAGGAGTACGGCGTTCCGTTGGAACTTGCGCTCGCATTCGATGTCATATGGATTGATCGCGTCCTTCCACGCCTGCGCGTGAACCTTGGCACGCTTGGTGTTGCGCCGGATCTCCCCGGCTAGTTCCTCCGGCTTCACGCTGGAGCGAGACAGTGTCAAACGCATCGTCTTGCACGCCTGCACGATGTCCTCGTGGCTAAAGTCATCCAAAACCTTGGCGGCTTCGGCGTGCCGCTTGCTGTCCGTGTTGGCCCATGTGCTGCCGCCAAAGTACTCAAGAATCACGGCTGCGGTTTCGGTTCTCATGGTGTGTTACTCCGTGCAATCGCATGGAATTGTTGAATCGTTGTAGTCATCGAACAGCCTTCCTTGAATTGTGATTTGATGAAGCATGGTTGCGTAGTTCGGTCGATCCTTGCGGAAAGTTCCCCCAATCAATTTTTCCTGTTCAATCCACCAACTCGCGCTGTTTGGGCTGTGTTCCATCACTCGTTCAGTTGCGGCCCTGCTTTTGAGAAAGCACAAGTCACAATTCCCAAAAGCCTGATCGCCGTGCGGCAGGTTCAGGTCAAATGCCGAATCTCTCCAGTATGCCATAACAGTTTCTCGCGTTGCCTTGGCATCCGCCAAAGGCATTTCAATGTCTCGCGTTGCATCTGCTCGCAATCGAGCTACGCGATTTGCCTCGTCATATCGAAGTCCAATCACGGTGGTGAACTCATTGTGCCGCTGCTTCATCCACGCGCTCATCGGCTTCACCTTGAGGTCGCTGGTGCAAAACCTTGCAACAGGATTTGGTAGGTATTTCCGCTTGGCAATCAAAGCTGCAAACGGTTCGCCACTTGTGCTGGCGGTTTCGTGATTGACCTCTGCATACGGTAAATCAATTCGGTATTCGATCCATGTGATCGGACACCACCGCGTTTCAATCTCATGCACGAATTCAAGTGTGGCAGGATGCTCGCGTCCCGTGTTGGCAAAAAGAACATGCCCGCCTTCAGGCATCGCACCATCCCAGGCGTCAAGGATCATTCGCAGCATGTAGCCGCTGGTGCGTCCGCCGCTAAATGAGACATAAAACGGCGGTTCGATCCTGTAGTGGTTCATTGTGTCTCCACAGGGTCAAGGTATCGTCCCTGGCCTAGCCAGGTCGCTGGGTGCGGGATGAACTTCGGGTCGGAAAGCTTGTGCTGCTTGGCGAGGGCGTCAATGCGCTCCTCCATCCAGATCAGCGCATCAGCCGGCTCGTCATGCTCAAAGTCTTCCATGACCTCTCTCACGGCCTTGTCCAGCATGGTCATGGCTCGCTTCCGGCCCACCTTGCGGGGGAACCGCTGCCAGAGCGCGTCCAGCGCTGCCTGCGGGATCGTGGCTCGTCGGTTCGGCTTCGGATCATTTACCGATGAAACAGGCTCAATGGCAACGCCGTTGAGCAAATGTTTTTGTTCTGGTGTTTGATCTCTGAACTCTGAACTCTGATCTCTGACCTCTGATCTCTGACTCGCTATACCGTTGCCATCGTTTAGCGATGGCTGCTGGATGGCTATAGCCATTCCGTTGCTATGGCTACCCCATCGCTGTTCCGCTCCGCGCTTGCCGCGCTCAGCTGCTGACAGGCTCTTGGCTCGCATCGCTTCGCGGTCGCGTTCCTGCCTTGCGTTGCGGCGCATGCCGTCTTGGCTTATGGGGAACTTGGAATCCAGAACTGACCAGCACGCCTTCGCGCCTGGAGCCATGCGGTCGATGCGTTCGATATCTCCGGGCAACCCGCCGTTCACCCACGAGTACCAGAGCAGCGTGATGTAAACGCCGCGCTCCTCCATCGTCCACGCGGCAGTTGCGTTTAGGAAGTCGCTGCCGTAAAACTTCAGGAACGCAAGCGGTGCGCCCTCGCTTCGTTCAGGTTGTAGAATCACTCCAGACCTCTCTGCGCCCACTACGGCGCGTACGGTTTAGAAACCGCCCCGGTTACACGCCGGGGCTGTTTCGCTTTTCGATCATATCAATCCTCTCGCCGATCCATTCCATGCAGTTCACGGCCATGCTGTTGCCGAGCGCCTTGTATCGCGGCCCATCAGGGCATTGGTCTGCGGGCTTGCCGCGCCACGGGATCAAAGTCCAGTCATCCGGAAATCCCTGAAGCCGCTCACATTCTCGCGGAGTCAGGCGACGCACGGTCATGGCCTGCATTGCCATTGGCGTGTTCCGTCCACTTGCGTTGCTATTGGTGTTAATTGTTCCAGAGATGTTGCCACATCGAACTTCGCCAATTTGGTTTTGCTGAAACGCCACCGCCTGCTTGTTGTTGCCTCCACCTCCAGCTTCAACCGTGCAAGCGACTTCTTCCTGCGCGCCGATTGTCCTTGCCGCCGCGCTTTGCCCAGGCTTGAACGCCACCGCCTGCATGACCGTTGGCCCGCTTGCATTGACCGATGAGCCAGGCGTACCCATTGTCGCGGCAACGTCACCCGTCACTGCGCCGTTGTAACAATCGACTCCGACCGCCACCGCATGAACATCATGCCCATGCATCGCATTCAGCGTGAACGATGTCCCATCGGTGGATACGCAGGCGTTCGACTTGCTGCCTTGCATATTGACCACAGCCGTAGTGGCCCGCGTATCACCCTGGTCAAACAGCGACAGCGTCGGGTTTACCTGGCCTTGCACCCATGTCTCGTCATCGGTGACCGACTGGGCGCGCTTGGCTTTGGTGAATGGTTGCAACACGACCGGATGATTCATCTCATGGAAGCCGCTGCTGCCTGTTGAAGCTCTACACGACGGCGCAGTTCCATCCTGAACCAATCCTGTTTCGTTGTTCTGCCAGCGGTAGCCGATGGGCTGCGCGACCAAATTGAAATGCTCTGAACCACTCGGCCCGCCTGTTCCTTTTGACCATTTGGTGCAAACGCTGCTCACTACTCCTGGGTTGTTTGGCATCCAGCCGCCGCTTGCAGCGCCGCCTTCAGCATCGGCGGCAATGTTTTTGCCCGACGCTCGCTTCTTCGGAGAATCCCGCTGCACGCTTTCGGACTCAAGCAGAACCTTTGCGGCACGCTCCCAGTCTCCAAGACATCCGACAACGAACACACGTCGCCGGCGCTGCGGCACGGCGCCTGGGTGCCGTTGTGTTCGCACCCACTGAGCGTCCAGCACCCTGTAGGCCCACCCATACCCCAGTTCCCCCAACGCGCCGAGGAAGGAACCAAAATCCCGTCCGCCTGCGCTTGACAGAACACCGGGGACATTTTCCCAGACAATCCATCGAGGCCGTAAACGTGCAGCGATCTCAAGATAAGTAAGCATGAGTCCGCCTCGAGGGTCGTGGAGTCCTTTGCGGAGTCCGGCAACTGAAAATGACTGGCATGGCGTTCCGCCCACGAGAAGGTCAATTGATCCGGGTTCGATTGGCCAGGTTGCATGTTGAGTCATGTCTCCGTAGTTGGGTATGTTGGGAAACCGATGCGCCAACACGGCGCTCGGAAATGGTTCGATCTCGCTGAAAGCGACTGGCTCCCAGCCGAGTGAATGCCACGCGACCGATGCTGCTTCAATGCCACTGCAAACGCTCAGGTATCGCATTTCAACCTCCAAACGCGAACAACCCTGCCGTGCGTGGATGGTCTCAAGCTGCGAATGACCTGACCAGTCCATTGGAATGAACAGTCAAACACGCTGCCGGCCGCGTTGCCAAGGTCAGCGTAATTCAATCCGTCATTCGCCATCGCTCTAGCGACATCGTCGGCATGGACAGTGCCGTTGCGACGGACCAGCATCAACGCATACACACGCGCCAAACCCAACAACTCGGATCGTGATTGTGCTGCAACAGCCTTGCCGTGCAACTTCAGTCTCTCTGCCTCTGCTGCATCGAAAAGGTTCATGTTGCCTCCTGTGAAAGCACAGCATCAATCGCTGCTCGGGCCTGCACAATCCAGTTCGCTCTGTCAATTGGAGTTCTGTAACACCGCTCCACGCGCTGAATCATGTTTGTGGTGTTGCTGGGGCTGTTGCTGACCAACATTGAAATTGCGCTACGCGACAGGCCGGTTAGGTTGTGCAGCGCGTCGAATGCCATGAGGCGCGCAACAACGGAATCCTTGTCCTTCTTGCCCTTCTCAGGCCACTTGAAACCTCGTGCGGCCAGCGCATTTTGAATGCCCTTTAGTGCTGCGTCTTTGGCGTACATCAGGAAATCCTCAAATAGGGTTGCTTCTCAACCAATCGTGCAAATGGAAGAACCTTTCCGCTCTCCAGTTCGGTGCGGATCTTGTCCTTATCTGTTACATGAATGATCTCCTGCTCCACATACTCCGGCGGCACATCTCCAATCAACTCCAGTGCAGGCTTTCCACCAGGCATCGCAACCGTTGCACGGAACCGCGTGGTTTCCACTTTCTTCATGCCCTCACTCTGCATCACGCGAAGCACCTGGTTTTTGAACCACGACGCAACGGCCTCGTCACGCCGTGCGCGGTCTGCGATGCGCTTGGCCTCGGCCTTGCGAGCTTCGGCCCGAATCTCAATATCGCGCACCAGCGCCAGCACGTCATCAATTGCAGCAGAAAAACTTTCAGCCTGTTGCGTGAGGATCGCAAACTGGCCTTCCATTTCTTCTGTCAACTCGCCGCTGCTATCAAGCAGCATTTCCTCTAGTTCCTGCGCCGCCGCTGTCGCTTCGTGTACTCGTGTAAGACTTTTCATGTTGTTGTCCTTTCAGGGTTCTTCTCGTGGAAACGGATCGGGTTCTGGTTCATCTAGCGGTTCCGGCTCGCAATCAATTTCCTCTGCCTCCGG